ATGTCTTTTTAAATTATAATTTCCTTCAGGTATTCTTAAATCTTTACCACTTTCTAAACCCTCTTTATCTTCTTCCAAAGAAAAGCATTCAAAAAGAATTTTTTCTTCATCATCTAAAACCTTAAATTTGCCAATAACGCAAGTTTTACCAGTATATCTTCTATTAATTGTTATTTTCATTATAATTCCTTTCTTTTTATTTTTTGTATTTTATTTTTAGATTTAAACTCATTTTTCTTCTTCAAATTCAAATAAAAAAGCATTATCACCATAGGTAGTTTTATCAATTTCTTTTTTTATTCCTATAAAGCTTCTCTCGACTATAATTTCATTTTGAACTCTAAGGGCTTTTTGCATTTTTATATTTGAAAGATTGACATTTCCATAATATCCAGCTTGCCTATAAAAAAGACTCATAGGAATTTCATTTGTAAAAAGCTCTATACTTACACTATTTTTTATATTAGAAGCCCAAAGACAGCATTCATTTGCATTGCCATCATATTTTTTTAAAGCATTGGTAATATTATGCCAAGCAGGATCATTATAAATTCCGCTCGTTTTGATATTTCCTTCTATTTGATTTTTACTTGGTTTTGAAAGAACGCTAACTTCAGTATAATTTTTAGATTTTAAACCCATTCCATCTTTAGTGATTAAAAAACTGCCTTCATTAAGTCCTTTTATAATTTGCGTAGTGCTTGCTAAAGAATTTTCAAAACCAAAACGCAAATCACTTAAACATCCGCCATATTGACCACTATTTAAATTTGTATCAAAACTAATAATAATCAACTCTTGTGCTGTAATATTTTCATTTCCAAGCAAATTAATCCAACTTGTGTATTTATCATCACTTGCCACACAAAGCCAAAGTTGTTTTACATTTTCATTATAAGTTATAATTAAATCATTAACATTAGCTTTTGTTTTTGGAGTGGGAATAGAATTAGATACTTTTATTCCATTAATGCCTAAATTTAATTTCATATCTTCGAGCATCTCTTCTATAATAGGTTTAATTTCTTCTTTTGTTGGTGTTTGAGCCTTTAAACTTTCTAAAAATTCATCTTGACTTTTTCCCGTGTTTTCTTCATTTTCAAGCCAAAGTTCATAAGCACTTTTACCATCAGCTCCTTTAGCTCCATCTTGCCCTTTTAAATTTTCAAGCTGTTCTTCTGTAAAATCTTCATAAGTAAAAGGATCTCCTTTATCACCTTTTAAACTTTCTTGATTTTCTAAAACAACTTTTAATACAACTTCTTTTAAACTCTCTTCATTGATATTTGCATTGATGTCAAGCTCTTCTAGCAAGGCTTCTAGTTTTTCTTTTAATTCACTTTGTTTTATAAAGTTAAAACTTGTTAAAACTTCATTTATAGCATTTTTAATACTTTCATCGCTTGGTTTTACTCCATTTTTAAAAAGTTCTTTTAAAATTTCTAAAGCTTCACTAAAATCTTTATTGATTTCTTCTGTTTTTATGGCAATTTCTCTTAAATCCACGCTCATCTTATCCCCTTTATTAAACATTTGATCTGATGAAATAAATTACAAGAGCAATAAAAAACAAAAATCTTAAATTTATTTATTTCTAAAGCTTGCATTGCTTCTTTTAAAACAAGATCAGCTAGCCTATAATCATCTCTTGATTTTGCATTTATACACAAATAGTCATGGACAACACAAGCGCTAAAATACTCACTTTTAAAAGGTGGAAACAAAGACCAAAAAAGGCGTGGAATACTCGCTCCATCAGTTTTAAAACCTTGTGGTACAATGCCTTTGTAATTTGGTAAAATAAACTCATAATCTTGTATCACTTCAAATCTATCTTTATCATAAGGTTTTACACAAACCCTTTTTAATTCATTTTTCATTTTTATCGCCTTCTAATTTTAAATATTTGTTTGCTATATTTTTAAATTTTTCTATAAAAAGATTATAAAAGTCCATTTCTTTAATATCTTCTTTTTTCCTAATGCTTTGGACACTGATTAAAAATGCTAAAAACTCACCTATGGTTAAAAAGCTAAAAGAATAATCCACAAGATAGTAAAAAACACTGATTTGCTTAGCCATAATAGCTAAGATAAAAGGCACAAAAAACATTAAAGTTTTACTTAAAATATCTGTGATTAAAAAATTTCTAAAATTTTTTCTTAGAGCTAAAGTTTTAATCATAGAGGCTATACCTGAAAAGCTAAAAACAATGAGCAAAACAATAACTTGAGCTGTTTCTATTTTAAAATACGCTAAAAATTGATAAAAAAAAGCTAATATAGCACTGCCTGCAAATAAAATAACATTAGTGTTGTTTTCTAAGTTATTCATTCTTTACTCTCCCAAACAATTAAATCAAGTTCTTCTTTGCTTTGTGCATTTCTAGCTTTTTCTTTTAAAGCACTTGCCTTAAAGATAGTTTTTTGCACGAAATAAGCCATGCTACTTGCAAAGAGTTTAAACTCATCTACGCTAAATCTTGTAGTTGAATTATCAAGCGCAATCCAATCAATATAAGGAATTAAACTAGGATTAACAAGAGCATTGGTTACTGCTCCATTAATTCTTAACTGATCTTCATTAGAACTTTGATAGATTTTACCTTTAAAAGAAAATCCACCATTTAGAATATTTTCTTTTTTTGTATTAATCTCGTTGATTTTTAACTCTTTTGCCTCGTTTAAAAGCTCTTCTTCGCTTTTAGGAGGATTTATTAAAGAGTTAAACTCTTCTTCGCTAATAGGTGTTAAGCCTGTTTTAATTTGCTCATTGCTCACTTCATCCTCATAAGCATAAATTTGATTATTATTGTTTTTGTCTATAAAATATTTCATTTTTTCTCCTATTTAATATTTAAAATTTTCGCTGTCATTTGTGTTTTATTTTCTGTATCTTTGTTAAAAGCTAGATGATAGGTGTCTTTGGGGTTTAATATCGCTGTAAATGCAGGGATATATAATCCAGTTATTGTATTTTTATCTATTCTTTTAATTAAAGAATTGTTGATATAAATTTCTATTGTATTTAATAATGTAAATTCGTTTTTAAGCAATGAGAATTCTATTTCAATTGGCGTTTTAGTTCCGTTTGTATTTGTATATATAACACCACTTGCAATAGAGTGAATTTTATATAAAGAAGTTCCATCAAGATAAGTATTAAACCCTATCAATGCTAAAAGTTCTGCATTTTTCAAAGAAAGCCCACTACCATCGAGCAAAGACACTTGTTCTTTTAAAGTCGCTAAATTTACAAGTTCATTATCTTTTGTAGCTTTTGTCGAGCTTGTAGGTAGTTTGGTAAAGTCTTTAGCTCCTGTAATGGTTTGATTAGTAGCTAAAGTAACATATTTGGCAATTTCTGTATTAAAATCATTTTTTAAAAGGTAATTTTTAATTTCATCTCTAACATCTAATTGTTTAACTATATTATCTAAAAAACCACGATTGACTAAAAGATGGTTTTTTGTCAAATTTTCAAGTTCGTTTTGTTTTTGCACAAGTTCGTTTTGTTTTTGTTCTTTTAGCTCTTCTAATTGCGTTGCGTCTTCTTCTTGTTCTTGCTTTTGTGAAATTTGTTCTTTTAAATCTTTAATATCAGCATTAAGTTTATCAATTTCTTTAGTAGCATTTATAATACTTTCTTTTCTTTGATTATTTTGAGAAATGGTATAATCAATTAATTCCATTATGAAATCTAATTTATAAGAAATATTATTCATATCATTAAACCAAATAAAAGCATCAAGCCCTAGATCAGACTTTAAAATCCAAGCTGTATCGTTAGTCACTCTTGCATAGATTAAATACTCATTTCCTTTTTTCCAAATTTCGCCAAGTTTTGCCTCACTTGGTTCTTCTTCGCTTTCATAAGTAGGTGTATATTCGCTTGGGTTTTCAGGGCTAGTCCAAGAATTGCCACTTGTGGTTTTAATATAAACAAAATATTCATCCCCTTTTTTCCAAATATCGCCAAGCGTTGCATTTTGTGGAGCTTCTTCTTGATTAAATGCAGGTTCTAAATTCTCAGGCAAGGATGGATTTATCCAAGCTTCATTCTTCAACACTTTTTCACAAAGATAAAATTCGCCTACTTGTAAATTAACATCATCCATAGGCTTAAACCAAATATCATTAATTTTTCTTTCTTTAGGTCTTTCTTTTTGTAAGAAAGTGATTTGTGGATTTTTAATAAATTTAAAGATTTTAGCCTCATCAGTTTTAAACCAAGTTTCATTCACATTGGGCATTGTAGGTTCTTCATCACTTACATAATCAAAAGGATAAACCACTTTTTTATAAAGTTCTTTTAGCATATTAAGTTTTTCATCGCTTAAGTTTTCATAGTTTTGTAAAGCTTCTTTTACTTTTTCATCAAAAGCATTTAAATTTTCTAAAATGTGCTCATCAATCCTATCTTTTGAAGCATAAAGCCACTCTCTTATGGCTGTAACATCCTTAGTAGCTTGACTTAGCGTAGCATAAAGCTCTGTGCTTCTTATTTTTGAGTTATCAAGCATTGTTTTCTCCTTTTAAAGTTAAATTAATTTCGTTTTGTGAAGAGAGTATGTTTGTGATATTTTCTAAAGCTTTTTGAGCAAGGTTTATATCTCTTCTTTGTTCTTCTAAACTCAAATTCACATCATCTAAATTTAGGGCTTCTTCTTTTCTTAGTTTAATAAAACCTCTTTCCATAATAAAGCGTTCTAAGCTTAAGCTATGAGCCAGAGATTGAGAAATAGCGATATAATCAGCTCCAACGCCATTATCATTTAATCTTTCTATCATCTCATAGCCTTTGTTTTCAACTATGGTTAGGCATTCATCGGTAAATTCTTTTAATCTTTCTTTAGCTTTTTGCTCTAAAACATTTTGAAAATCTTTGCAAAAATTTTCTATTTTTAAGATATTTATATTTGTTTTACTGTCAATTTGCTCTAAAGCCAAATTAGTATAAGAGATCATATTAGAGTTTAGCTCTATCAAGGAAGCACTTAATATATTTATATCTTTAATAAAATCATTAATCTCTTTTGAAAAAGGAACAAGCGCATTAACAAAGTTATTAGCATCCTTATCAAAATCAACAGGATTAGCCATATCAGGTGCTTTAGGTAAAGTATTAATGAAAGATATTTTATTCATTGAAATTTCCTTGCTTTTATTTTTAAAAATTTCTTGTTTTGGCTTTCATCTTCCAAGCTTACAATCTCATATTTTTCATCTCTAAAAACTAGAAAATAAGAAAAATCAAGCTCTAAAAATCTAAGCTCAAATTCATGCGTAGCGACTAAAGATAAGCCACTATTTAACTCTTTAACATCCGCACTTAGATTTTTACAACTTGCATAAACTTCTTTAAAAAGTAAATCTTGCGTAAAATCGCTTTCTAAAAACTCATTTTTGCTTTGTTCTTTTTTGTAAATTTTAACTCTATGCTTAAATCCATTTGCTTTCATTGCCATTGCCTTTTAAAAATAAGCTATTTTGTAGCGAGTGATTAAAGCACTTGAAATTTTAGGCATACTCACACCATCAAAAGCCATTAAAACATAATTTTTAAGCCACAATTTTATGTCTTGTGGCAATTCTTCAAAACCTAAATTTACAATCATATTCCCACAACCTATTGCATAAAGCACACCACCATTTGTTTTAAACTCGGCTTTAAAATTTGCATTTTTTAAAGCATTAAAAGGAGCTAAAATCACCCTTTCATTAAAAAATTCAACTTCATAATCATTTAAAGCTAAAATGCGATTGGTTCTTGTTTCAAATTCATTCATTCCAGCTTTTAAAAATTGTTTTAAATTTGCATCAAAAACATCGCTATCAATTCTTAAAAAGTCTCTTAATTCTTGAATGTCTATGAGTTCTTTTTTGCTATCTTTTAATGCCTTTAATCTCATTTTTTACCTTTTTTATCTTCTTTTTCGTTTTGTTTTTGTGGCTTTTCTTGCATTTCTTGATCTTCTTGTGGCTTTTTATCTGTATTTGATTTTTCATCAGTATTTTGTTTTTGTTCTTCTTGTTCCACGATTTCCACAATGCCTTTTTCTAAGAGCCTTAAGGCTTCACTATCTTCAAGTAAAACCTCATCGCCTTTTTTATAAAAAATATTACCGCTTAAACAACACTTGAAAACTACTTTTTTCATCTTCCATCCTTTAAGCAGGGCATACAATTTTACAAACTGCCGAATTATCCATAAGCTTTGCATCAAGTCTTAAACGCACTTTAATACCTATTAAATCATTTTGAGAGTAAAGCTCATTAAGTCTTGTAAAACTCATACTTGATCTATCCCAAATTTCATAAAAACTAAAATCTCCAAAAAATGCAGGGACTTTGCTTGCACCAAAACCATCAACACCAGAACAATAAACTACCTTTTTACCTAAAATTGTGTCATAGCCATTAGCACTTAAAGCAGGTAGCCACAATGGGCGATTATCATTATCTGTAAGTTTATAAATAGCTTTCATAAACTCATCTCCTACAAGCCAAGTGGCATTTTTACGATAAGCACTGTCTAAACTGAAAAAAGCATCTATGATATCATTGCTTGTAATACCTTGATTTGAAGCAAGTGTAAACGCTTTTTTAGCATTTTTAAGTCCTGTTGGTTTTTTATTTCCATCTCCATTAATAAAACTTAATTCTTCTGTTTTTGAAATCTTTTCAGCGGCTTTTCGCACTATAAAACTTTCAAGATTTGCAATGTTGTCACTCAAGAGTTCTTCGCTGATTTTAATAATACCGCCAAGCTTATGTGCACCTATACTTAAAGAACTAAATTTAGCACTAACTTCAGTAAAGCTTTCCTGTTCGCCAAGCCAAGAAAATTCACCCATCTCATCAAAAACAGGTATAATTTGATTGCTAGAGCTTTTTTGCACTGTAGCAATCTTTCTAATAACACTAAGATCATTTAATTTTTCTCTTATTTTACTTTGCAAAGTTGTAGGGACTAAAATCCCACCTTGCTCTGCTGTGCTTTCATTTAAAACATTTCTTTTTAAAATATTGTCAATACTTCCATTTCTTAAATAATTCACAAAAGAACGCATATGATTTTCTTCATTTAAATCTTCATCCTCTCCTTTAGGATTTTGTCCTAAAACAGGGCTTACAACCTCATTTAAATATTTTTCTCTTTCTAGCTCTGCTTCAGCTCTTGAGAGTTCTTTTCTTTTACTTTCAAAATCTTGCATTAAAGCTTCGTATTTTGTGTTTTCTTCAGCACTAAAGCTTCTTTGCTCGTTTTTAGCCTTATTTAATAAAGCCACCATTTGTTCGTGTAAATTTCCTATTTCTTGTCTTAATTTTTGCATTGTTTTTTCTCCTTGTTTAAATTGATATTTCTAAAAGTTTAAGTTCTCGCTCTCTAGCTTCACTTAAGGCTTTGATTTTCTTTTTTTCTTCATCTTCTTCAAAGCGTTTTTTAGCGTTTTTATCCGCACCTTTCCAAACAGCGCTGAGTTCAAAAATTTCAAACTCTGTAACTAGAACCCTTTTAGGCGAACTTTTTTTATCTACAACTTGCTTTAAAACTCTATAACCAATTGACACATCGCTTAAAATTCCATCTTGATATTTTTTAAAGATATCTAAGCTTTTTTCGTCTTTGGCAAAGATACAATCACAAACTAACTCATTATTTTCAATTCTTATATTTTCAATTCTTGCGATAGCATTATCTACGCTTGGTTTATGATCTTTAAAAAGAGTTTTAAGATTTTCAAATCTCGCACCTTTTACATCAAGCTCTTCTATATAGTCTCCAAGCTCCCAATCAAAACGCAAACAAGCATTAGAATTTGAAACCATGACAAAGCTTAAAGACATATTTTCTTCGCTAACGCTTCTAAGTCTTGCGGTATCTGCTCTTATGTTTTTAAAACTCATTTTAAAATCCTTTTTTGAAGTTTTATAAGGATTTTAGAAAATTTTTAAGGCGTTAAAGTGCGTGTTAGAAGATATTTTTTATTTTTTAAATCAAACCTTGAATATTTAGTTTATATTGCATATAATCTTGATCCTCTAAAGGTGCAGAATAATCTTTTAAAATTCCAAAAGTAGTTAATTTTTTAAAGCCCAATTCGCTTTCATCTCCTATAAATAAGGCTTTAGTATTATAAAGTCCTGCTATTAAATCATCATAATAATCAAAGTCTTTTTTTTCTACAGCAACTATAAATTCTAAGTATTTTGCTTTCTTACCAGTTACTACATTTGTTACTCCCCATTCATTTGTTGAAGTTTTTGAGTAATTTATATAAGTGCTATTTGCAGGATAGATTGTAACACCTGCAAATTCTTTTTTTCCTATTAAAATATGTCCTACATTACACCCTATTTTAGCAGGCTCAAAACTTATTAAAATTTCTGAGTTAATAGGATAAGGTAAAAACACAAAATCTTCTTTATTGACTTTAAATTTGCTAAAAAAATATTCCCACCAAGTGCGAGATTTTTTATAATACATTGATTTTTCATAAATGATTTTGCCATCTAATGTTTCTATCTTTATTTTTGAAACATCTAAATTTAAAAATGCTAAAGTATCAAATACCCCATCTACTTTCAATTTTACACTCCAAGCTTTATCACATTTTGTTTGAGTATTTAATTCATCATCAAAAAAAGCATTTTCATTGATGGGTGCAAATTTAACCCATTTATCAAAATACACATCAGGTTCTTCATGCGTATCTTCATCACTTGCGCTTACCCAAACAAAACCTTTAAATTGCACTTTTTCATTATTTTTATAACTTACTTCCTTATCCCATAAAGGCGTTTCATCTTTTTTAGCTAAATTTTGTAAAACTTCAAATTCTAAAGGTTTAATTATAGTCATCTTCTTTCCTTATTAAATATTTTCTGCAATTTCTCTAGTTTGTTTAGTTAAAATGCTTAAATCCATATTTGCTCTTTTTACACTTTTATCTACATTGTCAATTTTTGAAGCGATTAAGTCTAGTTTTTCTTCAAAAGAATTAAAACCTTTATTAATAGCTTTTTCAAAAGCGATGCCTATTTTTTCAAAAACTCCACTTGCATCGATTTTTAAACCTTTGCCATTTTTTAAAGGAATTACAGCCTCAGGATAACCATTCTCTCCAATTAAAGCATTTGTAGGGCGTGTAACTATCCCGCCATCTGCAAAAGCTTTCATTTTTTTGTAAGGATTTTTAATCTCATTATTTAAATCTTTATCTATATTTGCCTGATTATTTTGATATTGCAAAAGTGCATATTCTAAATTTTTAAGCGTTGTTTCTGTAAGAGAGGCGCCATCTTTTATAGATTTAATCGTTTCTTGTAAATATTTAGCCATAGGGCTTTCTTCGCCTAAATACTCGATCATTTTTGCAATTTCTGCTTCACTTTGCGCAATGAGAGTTTTTTTATACTCTTTTAACTCTTCTAAAGTCATATTAGAAGTGTCTTTTAAAGTTTGATCTAACTTTTCTTGTAATTTTTTATTTTCTTCTGTAATGGCTTCTATTTTATCTTGTATTGAATTTAAATCTGCCTCACCACCTAAATCTTTCATTTCATTTGCCATTTTAAGCATTTGTAGTTGATACTCTGCAAAGCTTGAAGCTTGATTTTTGATCTCGTTTGCTTTTTGCGTTGCAGCGTTTTGCAAGGCACTAAAGCTTGAACTTGTAAGATTGCCATTTTTAAAATCATTTTTAGCTTGTTTTAAAATTTTATCGTAGTTTAGCGCCACGCTCTCGCTTGTAGCTATGCTTTGATTGATTAAATTAGTGCTAAAAGAACCCAAAGAACTTAAAATACCAAGTTCGCTATTTAATTTACTTAAAAGTTTATTATTTTCATTTAACCTTACTTGATCTGCTTCTTTACTTTCATCTTTGTTCTCATACGCATTAATAAGCTTTTCTACCTCAGCGAGTTTGTTTAAATGTTCGCTTGAAAAGATTAAACCGCCTTGTTTGTCGCTTATTTGTTTAAATTGTGTAATGATATCTACAAGCTGTTTTCTAAGTTCAGTATTACCCGTGCTTAAAAATTCATTTAAACCCTCATAACCTAAACTTAAAAGCTTATCATTAGCACTAAAAATATCCTTTAGCATTTCTTTTTCGCTATCATTTAAATCATCTTTTAAACCGCTCATTAAGGTTGCGTAAGAATTCATTAGATGATTAACTTCAAAAATACTACTTGAAATACCATTAGCACTTAAAAAGCTTTGATTGATTTGCATAAGTTCTTGTGTTTTTTGTATGATAGAATTTAAAAGATTTTTAACTTGTTCTTGTGCTTGCGTATAAGCTTGTGTTAATTGTTGCCAAATTTCTAAATTCTCAGGGCTAAAATCTTGTCTTAAGCTCTCATTGAAAGCTTTATTAAGTGCTTCGGCACTAAGTTGTCCTAAATCTTTAAAGCTTTCTTCACTTAATCCAAAAAGACTAAATCCACCTGTGGCATTTCTCATCGCAGTTTTTAAAGCATACATGGTATCATCATAAGCTAGTTTTGCTTGTTTTGTTGGATCATTTTTATAAATTTGATTTAAAATGCTAGTTTGCATTTGCATAAAAGTACCAAATTGATTAGAAAGCTGCTGGGCATAGCTTATATTATTTGCTTTTGCCTTTTCTTGTATTGCTACAATTTGTGCATCGATTTCGCTTTTATCATCGATATTTAAAAAGCTTTTTAAAAGTGCAGTAGGCAAAGCCGTATCAAATAAAGAATTATTAGCGTATTTTCCAGCTACTAATTCAAACTTATCTAAATTGGCATTTAATTTTACAAGTGTTGCGTATTGATTTTCTAAAACACGATTGATTTCTTTAATTTTTTTATCACTTAAATTATTATATTCTGTCCAGCTTTTTTTACTAAACCATCCTTTCTTTTGATAGTCTACATAACCTTGCAAATTAGAATTTGTAAAAAAATCACTAAAATTTATATTTTCCCAAAGTTGTAAGCCGCTTCCTGTTACTTTGGTTTTTCCAAAAATACCGCCAATGACTGATCCTAAAAGCCCACCTACTATAGTTCCAATGCCAGGCATTATAATACTACCTAATGCACCACCTATCGCACCACCTGTTCCTGCGTGAGTATCAGCCTTAAAAAGCCAATCTCCTAAGCTTCCTATGCCATAACCTAGAAGTCCGCCCATTGCTGCATTAGCTAAAGTGCCACCTATATAGCCCAAGCCCCCACCAAAACCAAGAGATAAAGCATTACTTGCACCACTTAATCCCATACCCGCCAAAGAAGCACCGTTTGTAAAGCTTGCACCAAGTCCTAAAAAATTTGCCAAATAAGCTGAACCATTAGCTAAAAGATTACTGCCAAAAGTGCCTATTGAATTGATATAACCTTGTAAATTATCAAATAAAGAATTAAAGCCATTGCCTATACTATCTATAATATTTGTGCTTGAATTTTCAATAGTAGTGCTAATATCAGAACTTGAACTTAAAAAATCACTAAAACCATCCGCATTTAAAGCATCACTAAAACTTATTTCACTTCCTGCATTTTGACTACTGCCAAACCAATCCATAACTTTATCATAAGTGGCGCCCGCTTTATCTATCCATTCACCACTCATAATGCCATCTAATTTACTTGCACCCTCTATAATATTACTCACATTATTAAAAGCATTATTTCCTTTTTCTATGGTGCCTGTTTTATCCATGACTACCTCAACACCATTAACCACACCTTGATATTTGCCATCACTATTTAAGCTTAAACCTTGATTTTTAGCAAATTCAACAACTGAGCTAAAAGCATTCGTTTGCGAGTGTGAATTCACATTACCAAAAGCAAAATTAGGCATTAAACCGCTCAATACTCCAGCTCCTGCCTTAGATAAAAAGCCACTAAGTGATGAAATATAAGGACTTAAAAAATCTTGTAAAATGGTTTTTCCTAAATCTTTAAACAAATCTTTTAAGGTTTTTATTTTCCCATTTATAACATCAAAAAAGCTACTTTCTATCGTTTTTTGCATATTTGCTATCATTTGATTATAGTTTTTTTCTACTTCGCTCATGGCTTTTTTACTGTCTTTGCCCATTTGAAAATAAGCGTCTTTATTGGCTTTTATCATCTTTTTAAAATCTTCTTCTTTGATGAGATTTTCACTTAATAATTTGCTGTATTTGTCTCTTAGCTCAATTTCTTTTAATGCCCAAGCTTCCTGCTTATTTTCAATACTCTCGTAAAATTCAATCATTAAATTTTTAGTATCTTCAAAGTCTTTATTTGCACTTTCTAGATCAAGATTAATTTTAAGGCTTTCTTCTGCTTGTTTTAATTTGTTTTTATCAATGCCTAACTTTTTCCATGCTTTTAATTTTTCATTAATTTGGCTTAATTTTTTATCGTATTCACTCATGCCTATTTGTGAAATTTCTTTTAAGGCTTCATTTTGTTCTTTAAGCCTTTCTATGTATTGTTTTTTTGCCTCTTGTGCTTTTTTCTCTATCTTTATTCTTTTATTTGCTTCTTCGTAAGCATTTGCGTTTGCCAAAGCATCTGATATGATATTTATTTGCGAAACTAAAGCGTTATTATTTTCCCAACCATCCATACCAACAAGCTCTAATAATTTTTGATTAAGTTGTTCTATAGCTTTGCTTGTTTTTTCTATTTTTTCGTTTTCAAGCTCAGGAATTTTGAGTTTTGAAACCAAAGATAAAGCATCACTTGTTTCTTTGTTGAATTTTTCTATGCTTTGTAGTTTTACTTCGCTTTTTTCTGTATTTTTAATTTTTTCATTAATTAAAGCTAATTTCTCAAGTGCATTTGCTTCTGATGCGATATCTTTTAAACTCTTTTCTCTTTGTAAACCTATTTCTTTATACGTTTCTTCCATTTTTAACCTAAGATTTTTATAGCCTTCACCTATAAAATCGAAGGTATATTCACTTAAGACATTTCCCACTAAATTAACATTTTGTCCTACTTTTTGAATAGTTTCAATTTCTTTTTCTAAATCTTTTTTATATTTTTTTAGCTCATCAATATCCATAATTTCCACTTTTCTTTTAAAAGCGGAATTAAGTTTGTCGGTCTTTTCATATATTTTTTCTAATGAACTTTCTACACTTAAAAGTCTTTCTATTAAAATTAAAGGTATAGCTCGTTTTGCTAAGTTGGCTAAAGATTTAAAACCTTGCCCCAAAAGTAAAGTTTTTTTATTGATTGTACTTATACTTTGAGTATTAGAAAGCATTTGTACTCTTTGCCTATAAAGTACATTTGTGCTTTCTATGATTGAGTTTTTAAAATTTAAAAAACCCTTTGTTAAAATACCTGAAACTTTTGAATAAACCTTTAATCCTGCGTAAGCCAAACCTATATTTATAATTAAAGGAGTTATGCTTTGTATTGTTTTGATGAAATTTTGAATTTCTTTTTCATTTTGTGCTACAAAAGTATTAAATTCGGATAAATTTTTATTAATTGCTTCAAACAAAGGTTCGCTTAACTCTCTTTTAAATTTATCTACATTAGACTTTAAAAGTTTGATATTATCTTCATAAGAGCCTAAAGCAAGTTCTGCAACTTTTACATTTTCGCTTGTTTTTTTCATAATAAGCTCATATAGACTACCATTTGCATTTGCTTCCTTAATCGCTTCATTTGTAAGTCCTATTTGTTTTAAAAATCTTCCCAAATCTGAACTAGAAAGCACAGCACCACTTCCTAAACCATCTATTGTCATTTTAAGTTGCTCTACGCCCAAACCTGATATTTTTAAAGTTTGCATTAAATTTTCAAAGCTTTTTATACTTTCATCAAAATTCATATTTTTAGAAACGCCCGAATAAAAACTTTGAAAAATATCAGCAAGATCGGAAACTGCATAGCCTGATTTTTGTGATAAAATACTAAATTGTTTTAAAGTTTTTTCGCTTTGTTTTAAAGATAATTGATATTTTTCTTGTATTTTTAAACTTTTACCCATAGAGTTTATATTTGATGAATTTACCGCGATCAAAGAAGCAATATTTTTCTTTGTTTTTTCATATTGTGCGTTTAATTCTATGAAAGAATTTGAAAAATTATAAACATCAAGTGCTAAAGTTTTATAACCCTGATAAGCTTGTGTTAAATGGGCGTTCATGTCAATTACGCTTTTTGAAAGTCCTAAAAAGCTCTTTTCTATATCTTTTATGTATTTATTTGTCGCTTGTGTAGCATTTCCTAATTGATTAAAACTTTTATTTAAACCTCCAATACTCGCCACACCGCTATTTGTATCTACGCTAACGCCGATTTTAACATTTTTAGCCATTTATGTTCCTTTTAGTTTTTTTGAGTAGAATTTAAGATAAAAAATGGAGTTTTTAAATTATGTTTTTTCCATATATAGAGCTTAATTTTTTTGCTTTTGTTTTTATTTGTTTTGTCTTTTTTCTGATGTGGAGCAAAAGCCAAAAAATATTTAAAAATGAAAAATTTCTTAATGATTATAAAAGTTGCGAAAAAGAGCTTATCGCCTTTAAAGAAGCTCATGAAAATTTCATAAAAACAAAGCAAGGTAAAAGTGTGCTTATAAGTGCTTTTGCTTTGGAATTTGCTATCAAAAATAATGCTTTTGGCGATGATTATACAAAAGAATTTAAGCAAATTTTGCAAAATTATCCAAACGAAAAAGAATTCAATATAGAAATAAATCATCATCTATCCTAAAAGACTTAAAAAGTCATCTTGTAATTTTTTAATATCGATTTTTTGATTTTCGTTAGTATTTTGCTTAGTATGTTTTAAATGAGAGCATAATAAAAAGTCTTCATTAGTCGATTTTACACCCATAAAAGAAGCTAACATATTAAGTAAAATACTCATTTGCATTTCGTTTCTATCACTTGCTAAAGGCTCGGTGCTTAAGAAATACATCCACTCGTTAAACTCACTTTGTGTTATACTTTGTTCTAACTCGCCTATGGTTTTTCCTAATGCAAGGGCAAGGCGATAAATTAATCGCCCTTGCTCTCTTGCTTTGGGACTTCATTTGTGAATTTTAAAATTTCGTCTGCGACTTTTGCGATAATGTTTAAACCCTCTTGATTGAGATTATCAAAGGTTTTTTCATCGATTTTTGGAGCTACTAAACACTTTAAGATGATTTCTTTTCTAAAATTTGAATTCTTCTTAATAAAATCGATGCTGATTTTATCATCTTTATTTTCTTGTATTTCTATGCCATTTTTTTCCATAATCTCTAATTGTTCGAGCATAGAAAGTTGGCGAATTGTGAATTTTTCATCAATACCTTCGATTAAAATTTCTTTTTCTCTTAAAGAATGTTGTTTTAAAAAGTCATTGAATTTCATTTTTTACCTCCTTTTCTTAAAGCATCGCTAAATTTTCCATTTAAAAAAGTTTGCATTGTGGCTTCACTCGCTATGCCTGAGCTTTGATCTATGGTGTATTTTTTGCGAATATCTTCATTTGCAGGATAAAGAAGTGTTAAGGCATTTGGATAAAAATATAATGTTTTTCCTTTTAATTCCTCATAAGTCTGCCCTTGTTCTGGTTCGGTTGTGCTTTCATGGATAATATTTTCATCATTTTCTTTTTCCCAAACTTTATCAGCTTCTTTTGTGGTTATAAATTCATTGTTTTCGTTAAAAGTTTGTGTACTAGGATTTGGTACAACACCTCGCACCTCATCAAAAACATAAACCATTCTTTCATCGTTTAATTCTGGTTTTTCAAGTGTGCTTTCTTTTGGGTAAAAATAAATAATTTTACCTTTTTTATCACTCATCACATCGCCCACATTTAAAGCTTTTGTAGTGTGTTCTATATTTTGACTTTCTTCAAATCTAAAAGGTGTGATGTCTTTAGCTTCGCCTATTTTTTCTGCTGTGATATTTGCACTGAATTTATTATTTGCTTCGCTTTGAAGCTCAAAGCCTGTTAATTTCATTTTGATTTTAAGCGTGGTTTTTCTCTCATCATTAATTTCTACAATGATAAAAACTTCTTCATTTTCTTCAAAAGCTTTTTCTAGATAATTTACCCCCTCATAGCTTTCTAAATTACCATCTTTAACAAATTTATAAAGTAAATTCATATTTACAGTAGCTGAAGTTTTTTTGCCTACTGCGTTGATTTCTTCATAATCTCTATCGTTGATTGGGCTTAGTTTTTGACTTTCTCTAGTTCCACCTTTAAGACCTGAAATACTTGTTAAAAATCCTGCTTGAATAGCTTCTTTTCCTAAACTTTCCATAGCACGAGATAAAACTAAAACTCTAAGCCCTTGCACATCAGGGGCATCTGTAATTATTTTGTCTTTTGACATCTTTTCTCCTTATATAAGTAATGTAAGGAGATTTTATAAAAAGTTTAAGGCGTTAAAATGCGTATTAAGAGATATTTTTCATAAAACTATATTTTTGTATTTTATTTTCTAATTTTTTGTTATAATTTTCAAAAAAAGGAATTTTAATGCTTAGTCTAAATATAGAATTATCAAGCGAAAAAGAACAAGCTTTTTTAAACATAGCCAAAGAAAGAAATACAAGCAAAGAAGAAATTATTCAAGCTTTAATTATGGAATTTTTAGAAGACTTAGAAGATGCAAAAATAGGAGAAGTTGCTTATAAAGAATATTTAGCAAGCGGTAAAAAAAGCATTAGTGCTGATGAGCTTTTTAAAGAGCTTGGTTTATGATACAAATTGATTTTAGCCAAAAAGCAGTAAAGCAAATTAAAAAACTAGATAAAGAAGTTCAAAAACAAATCAAAAAATGGAAAGAAGAAATACAAAGCCTAGAAAGTCCAAATCAAAAAGGCAAAGCATTAAAAGGAAATTTAAAAGGCTTGTGGCGTTATAGGATAAATGATTATCGCTTAATCTGTTTAAATAATGATGAAAAATTAACTATTCTTTGTCTTGAAGTAGGACATAGAAAAGAAATTTATAAACGATAAGTGATAAAAATCTCACTCGTAAAAAATCCACTCTCTTCATCTTTATCTTCTCCATGTATTAAAATTTCAATAGGTTTTTTATAAAATTTTAAAATAAAACTTTCAATTTTGCTTTTTAACTCTCTTAAATCTTTGTATTTTGGAGTATAAAGGCTCAAATTAATTTCTAATTCTTTGCTTAAGATTTTATCATCTATACTTAAATTTAATTCTTCGCTTGTGATTTCATAAATTAAAAATGCTTTTTCTAGCTTTGTTTTTTGCCTTGAAAGTGGGTAAATTTCTATATTTAATTCCTTGCTTAGTCCCATTAAAAAATCGCTTAAAAATTCCTTCATTTAAAATCCTAATTTGTCTAACTCAGCATTTAGTTTTGTTGTAACCAAGCTTTGCATTTTTGGGTCTATTTTCTCTTTTGCTTTTTGCATGGTATAAGTGCCTTTTACAAAAGTGTTTTTTCCGCTTATATTTGGTTTTCCTTTTGCACTTTTTTTCACTCCGCCTTTATGAAAAAATCCATACTCTATAAAATGAGCATAATACGCACTCGCAAAATAATCCATTCTTTGTTTTCTCTCATTTTTCTTTGCTTGTGTCCATTTTTTAGCATTTTTTAATTTTTCAAATCTTTTTATACCTACTTTTTTCATTCTAAAAACAACCGAAGCAGCACGATAAACACCTTTTTCTAAAGTATAACTAGAAACTGCCTTAACACTTTGCTTTAAAAGTCCGCTTTGTTTAGGAATATTCTTTTTATAATCATTTGTGATTTCTTTTGCTACTTCTAAAGCTCCTTTTTTAGCCGCATTTGGCAAAGCTTTTTTACTTATGCTTTGCAAATCTTTCATTAATTCGTTCAAGCCTTTTACTTCTATCATTGATTGCCTTTTTGTGTGTCTTTTTCATCTATTTTGGCAAGATTAAGCGGTATTAAATGATCGTTTCCATTATCAATTGGGTTCATTTCTTCCAAGGCTCTTACTTCGTTTATACTCATCACGCCATTACTTAAAGCTTTTACATAGCTTTCCCACCTTGAAGAACTATCAGCTCTTAAAATAGCGTTGATATTGAATTTAAAATAAAATTCTTTTCTTTCATTTTGGTTTAATAAAAAGCGATTTAGGGCTTGTTCGATTTTAGTTGTTAGAGGTGTTATGGTTTGCACCATATAATTTGTCTCTTGTTGTTCGATATTTGAAAAAGTCGCACGACTTAAATCTCCAAGTTTGTGCGGTGGGATATTAAAAAGTCTTGCGATTTCTATCACTTGAAATTGTTTGCTTTCTAAAAACTGGCTATTTTTATTCGCACTTGTAGTTTGTGCATAACTTGCTCCACCCTCTAAAATAGAAATATTATAAGCTTTTTTTTGGCTATAATTTTCTTTAAAGGATTGTTTTAATCTCGAATATGCCTCTTCGCTTAATTCATTTGGTACAGATATAACGCCACTTGTAAAACTTCCATTTTTAAAAAAGCTAAGTCCGTGCTGTTCTATAGCTGTTGCAAGTTCTGTGGTATTTTTGCTTTTTCTAAGCGGTGCGATACCTTTTACTCCATCTTTAGTATGATAAGGCACATTTAAAACCTCATCATAATTTAAAACAATACTGCCATTTTTTGAGTAAGCTTGATAAAAATACTTTCCATTCATTTTAAAGATATTAATGTCTTTATTTTCTATGAGTTCTATAGAATTAATCACCCCGTTTCTTTTTTTAACAGGATATAAAAAACCATTGCCATAAATTAGCATTTGTACCATAAAAGCCTCAAAGAGTGTAAAAGGTGTCATTGTTTCATTTGGTGCGATTTTGATGAGTTCATATAAGGGGTGATTAGAGGCTAGTTTTGATCCATCAGTTGTTCTTTGATATAAATTTAATGGCAAAGATGCTATGGTCTCGCTAATATTTGAGATTGCGGCAATTACTGCTGAAAGCTCCTCAGCTTTTATTTTATCTTCTAATAAAATTTCTAAGCTATTAACAAATTCATTATTTCGTGCTTTTTTTGTAAATAATGATCTTATTTTATTGAACATACAAAACCTTTATTTTTTACTTATTTTAGAAAAAGTTTGAGGCGTTAAAGTGCGTGTTATAATTTTTTAATTTTAATTTGTTATAATTTTAGTGACGGGCTAAATGTGTTGTCATTGTATAGCACAAAAGCTTTTAGCTTTGGCTCGTCAAGTTTACTAAAAATCATTCATTAAAAATCCTAAAATTTTATGCTGTGTTGGATCTAGTTTAAGATTGTAAACATTATTCTCAATAATCTTAAAAAACATTTCTCTGTTTTCTTTGCTCTTAGCGCTAATATTTTCTTTAACTTCCATTTCGTAATATCTTTTAATATGATAAACACAAATATCCGCAAGCTGTATAAGATTACTTTCTTTAGAATTTATGAAAAAATTCTTTTCTATGATTTTTTTAATTTTTATATCAGGCTCATCAATGACCCTTAGAATTTTAAGAGTGTTATCAGCTAAAATATCACTATCTTGCTCATCTGAAATTACAATTCCATTGCTTTCATCATCATTAAGACTTTGTTCGTAAATTTGTAAAACATAAGAATATGCCAAAATATAAGGTGGAATTTTAAGCATTTTGTTTTGAGCTTGTGTAAAATGTGTTTCAAAGTATGCTTTATAATTTTTCTTGATAACCTTAAAGAATATAATTTTAAGCTTATATTCTACTATAATATTTAAAAGCTCTTTGATTAAGTTATTTTTCTTTTCTAAACTCCATTCTTTAAATATTCCTTTAGAATTGGTAATCTCAATTGCATGTATTTCATCTTGTATCTTGTATTTTGCCTTAATGTTTTCAATTTCTTCATTAATTTTTTGCCATTCTTCTGTATCAATTACAACGCCACCTAAAATAAATAGTGGTTGTTCTGCATCATCTAAATTTAAGCCCGAATTTCCACTATCATCTAAATATAAAAACTTCATCATAAAACACCTTTTTAAATTTTAAACAATATTATATCTTAAAAGCTATAAAAACCTTATACCTCTTTTTTCATAAACATTGATTTTTGGTTTTTCTATGCTGTTTTTAGTGGCGATTGCAGTGACTAAAGCCGAAATTGCATCTATCCTTTCACTTGATTTTTTCTTATCAGGCTTTATGTTTTCTCTTGCATCTTGATCAATAACTAAATTTGAATTACACCATCTAAAAATAGGATTGTTATTGTGATTTAAAGTTTGTTTTAAAACTCTGATTTGGTATTCTTTTAAAGGTTCGCTAATACTTGCAAAACCTTGTCTAATCTGAACGCACTCTATATTTTCATCACTTAACTTTTTGGCTACTTCTAAACTATTCCATGGATCATAACCTATCATTTTGATATTTAATTTTTTATTTAGAGCTAAGATATCGTTAATTAAATAGTCATAATCAACACTATTACCTGGCGTTAGAGTTAAAAAGCCAAGTTTTGCCCATTCTAAATAAGGCACTTTATCTCTTTTACTTCTCTCTCTTGCACTAAGTTCTGGTGCATAAAATTTAAAATCCACATGTAAGATTTTATCCACTTCGCAAATTAAAGCTAAAGCAGTTAAATCAGTAGTAGCAGATAGATCAAGTCCAACATAAACATCGCCTTTTAAATCAAGTTCTTTAAAACTGCATTTTAAAAAATCATCATCTTTTATAAAAGAAGTAGCATTTGAAGTCCATATATTTAAATGTTTTGTTTTAAAACTCACCTCATCATTTGCGTTTGCTAAAGCTTTTTGATAATATTCTCTTAATTTTTCAAGCTTTACGCCATAACCCAAAGCAGGATTAACTTTGATCCAAGTTTTTTCATCGTTCCAATCATCATCAGCATCAGGCTCATAAATCTTTGCATAAGTTGATGGGTCGTTTATAATGCCATTTTTAACTTGTTTGCAATAATCATATTGCTTTTTCATCTCTCCAAAATGATTATATCCTGCTGTTGAAATGACTATACATAAAGAATTTACACGACTTGCCGTTCCTTCTTCTAAAACCTTATATAAATCCCCATTTTTAGCAGCGTGAAGCTCATCGTAAATAAAAACATAAGGTCTTAAGCCGTCTTTTGTCTCGCTTGTAGCTGTTAGAACCTTTATAAAATCTTCAAATTTAGCGTTTTTTTTGCGTATTTCTCTATAGGTTTTATATTGATAACACATTTTATTTAATTCTTCTTCTTGGCTTACCATAGATGAAGCAGCATTAAAAACTAATTTTGCTTGTTCGGTTTCATTTGCGGCACAATATATTTTTTTACCCTTTTCTTTATCAATAAATAAAAAATAAAGCAAAATAGCTCCGATTAACTCGGTTTTACCATTTTTTCTTGGGATAAAAAGCAAAGCGTAAGAGTATCTTCTGGCGTTTTTTTCCTTAGAATAAGTGGCGATGATATCGATGATAAACTCGATTTGAAAATTTAAAAGCTGAAAGGGCTTACCGGCTAATTCGCCATCGGTGTGCTTTAAAAGAGAGATAAACAAAACCGCTTTTTTAGCTATTTTCTCATCAATATAAAAGGGCGAGTTTTCAAATTCTTTGTTTTTTTGTTTAATATAAGCTAAAGCGTAATTTAATATATCTTCTCTTGCTCTTAATTTATCCATAATTTAACTTTCATCTTCTAAAAGCACATCAAAAGCTGATTTTTCTTTTTTATCTTTTAAATTTAGCCTTGCACGATTTGGAGAGCCTATGCCTAAAACTTTTGCTAAGCCTATAACATTTTTAGTCAAAGAATTAAAAGCTATAAGTTCAGGCGTTACAATAGGCGTTCCTTTATCTGTGCTTGTTGTAAAACCTTTTTTCTCCATTTCCTTGCTTGTGCATTCTAAAAAAATGAGATTTTTAACATAAGTTTTAATAATATCATTTTCTAAAGGATTATAGATGCCTAAATTTTCTAAATCTTTGATAGTTTTTTGTGTGAGTTCTTGCTCTATGGTTTCTAAATTTAAAGGCTTAAAATCATCTTGCGTTTGTATTTGTTCTGTTTTATTTGCCTTTGGCTTTTCTTTTATCGAATTTTCATCAATATACAAAATAACTTCGTTTTGTTTAGAATTGTAATGATTTTCATCTTGTCTTTTTTTAGCAAGTCTTAAAATTTCATCTTTTGGATAGGGTTTAGCTTTTCCTTTTAATACTTTTATACCATTTTTCTTTAAATATCTACTCAAATAGATTTTAGAATTAATGTTTAAAATTTGCAAAACCTCATCAATGTTTAAAAATTCTTTTTGCATTAAACGCCTTTTTTTATTTGTATTTTAATGATATTTTAAGGCGTTAAAATGCGTGTTAGTTAATTTAAAGCAAAATTTGGCTTTTTTAGAACGCTTTTGATAAAAATAAAAATTTCAAATAAAGATTTTACCTTGCTTTGCTTGTGTTTTGGTTGGTTAGTTAGTAGGTTAAGTATAACATTATGTAAAAAACTGGCTCGCATTTGTTTAGTATTATCCTTTTCGGTGTATAGGATTGGCTTTCATAGAGATTACATACCCTACCCCTTAAGCTCGTTTTTAGTCTTTTCATTATGGCAAGCCAAGCATAAACTTTGCAAATTTTCTTCACTTAATTTCTTGCCACCTTGCTTAATAGGTATAATGTGATCTACAATTTTTGCAAACTTTCCACACCTTATACAAAATGGATTTTTATTTATAAAAGCATTTCTTAATTTTCTCCAAGCTACACTATTATAAAAATCTGAACTTTGCTTATCCCTTTTAAAACAATCATATCTTTTGTTTGCTATTTTCTTAAAAGTTTTATCACATTCTTCACAAGTTCTTAAATGAGTTTGTATTTTCTTACCACACTTGCAAAGTTTATAAATTGTCATTTTTGTAAAATCCTATTTCAGTTTTTTTAGAAAGTTCAACTTTAAATTCATATTTAAAATCATCATAAGGCTTAATCACATAACAATCATATCCTATCTCTAGCAATTTTATAAACCAATCAGGAAGCAAAACAAAAAAATTATTTCCTACTTGTTTGATTTTAAAACCACTTTTAAACTCATTTACATTTCTATAAAAATTATCATACAAACCTAAATTACTTGCAAAAAGCTTAACGGGAACTGCATTAACAATAATATCTTTTTTATTAAACAT